CGGTGGTCGCCGTATCATTATCATATTGTTAATGGTTTCCATATTTTTTTGCGTAAAATTCCACAATGCTTTTGAAACGAGGGGTCTATTTATACCATGAACATCCGTAAATTTATATAATTTGTCGACTACGGATGAAAATAGCGGGTCCGTGTTTTTTTGGTGATTTGAAACTACGATTCTTCCGGCAAGGGTCGCATAATCAAGATGATTCGTTGACATAACAGCGCACTGTTCGGCGGCAAGTTCATCGATTTTAGTGGTAGAAATTTTATCGTATAATTGGTCAATCACTTTCATAACGAGCGATTGATAATTGATTTGTATTCCGACTTCTTGACCTAATTTTCTAATCCTACTTAAAATTTTATCGAATGAGATGTCTTCAAGTTCCCCGTTTCTTTTTATTACGCGCATTTCAGTAGTTCCTTCCATAATTATAATATAATGACACGATAGTTTTAAATTATTATTACAAAATATAAAATATAAAATAAACTAGCAATAACAATTTTATAATATATAAATATATATTATAAATATATATGAAACAATTTATGTTTTTAATCTTACTTATAATATTAGCATTGGGTTTACCATTATTCTTTAATTTATCAAAATCTATGGAAGGATATTCAAATTATACTTTAGAAGGAGCCATGGGACAACTTCCTGATGCCCAAACAAAAGTTTTGGTTCAAGATACTTATCCGGCAATCGGTAAAAATGAAATCTCAAATGATACGTCAAACGATATATGGGAGGATTATCCTATTTTTCAATTAGGGTCATATGAACAAATAACGAATAACATTAAGTACCCTGATAATCCTGACAATGGAAGATGTATGCCCGCGAGTATGTGTGGTGCTTTATATCACGATAAAGATATAGGAAGCAATATTATAGAACCATTACCACAAATTAATCCAAACTGTGGAACTCGAGTAGGTTATTTCGACACAAACGCACAATTGGTGGATAGTTTGCCTTATAGAACCAATATGCAGAACATTTTATACTAGATATTTTATATTAGACGTCACTATTACCAGGTTTATCTGGTTCTACTTTAATTATCTTATTGAATTTAAGTAGACACCCTTGCGATTCTTTCTCGAAAAACGGTTTTATGGATGGTTCCATTTTACGTTTTTTTGGCGCCCTATGTTCATATCCCGTAATTCTTTCTTGTTCAATTATTTTCCAGACATTTTCTAATTGTCCAATATTATTTTTAAACCATTCGCGATTCCGCAAAACTAAAATACAACTAAGCACCTCTAGTTTCCAATATATTGTTTTCATATAAATATATTTGTAGGGTTCGCTTTCATACATATTTAAAGTATTATTTTCCCATTCATCTACGTCTGATGGTTTTATACATTCTAGAGGTTTATAAACATAATATGGTGTTCCATCCTTTTTATAGAAGTGAATTATTTCTCCCTTTATTTTTCCTTCTTTTGATAAAAAATTATTTTCTTCATTTAAACTGTCAATTTGAAATGAATTATAATCCGGGTATTCTATAAACTTTGTTTCTAAAAAATCACATTCATCTAGGTCACATACTTCCATCTGTAGTTGCATTTGTATCCAATATTCTTTTTTTGGAATGCCTGTTATTTCACGACTTACAACATTTTTTATTTCTAACATACGTCCATATCGAGCCGATTCTTTATTGATAACAATGCCATCTGGTGACGCACCTAAAAACTTGTAGACGTCGTGTTGAATACAACCAAAATCTTCTACCTTTGTTCCATAATTCGTCTCATAAATCATCACGGTTAAGGGTTCGTACTTTTGACCCCAATGTAATGGTGTATTCGTGTTGACCATTTTGACTTCCTCTTCGCCCTCAAAGGAATTGTCTTTTAACGGTAGGCATTTTTCATAAATAATTTGGTTTATTGCTGATTGACTATCCAATGCCTTCCAAGCGTTACTTGCCGTAATTAAATTCCAGCGAAATTTGTACCATTCGGGAGTTCGTTGAACCGGTTGGGGGATTTCTCTCAGCTTCTGTATTTTTTGTTCAGTAATATCCATTATTACGGAATTATTATCTATCTTATCAACCGTTGTATCATCTAGATTATTTACAGATGCGTTAAAATAATTGTCTTGATAAAATGTTGAAATAAAAATTTTTAAAGCATCTTCAATTAGTTCATTCATATCGTCTTCAATATCATCTCCATTATCATAAGTTTCAATCTGTTCTTCCATTTGAACGTAAAAAATATCTTGGATTTCTTCCAATAAAATTTCTTGAAAATCTGGTTCTGAAATAATATTGGGATTATTTTTTATATATTCGTCCATTAAATGCATCGCGGTTTCAACTAATTCAATGGCGGATTCATCATCAAATATAGACGGTTCATCCTCAAACACTAGTTCATGTGTAATATCTTGAAGTTCTTCTAATTCTGAAAGCATCATAACTTTATATATATTACTCTATATGTTTTTAATATAATATTTTATATTACAATTTGTTAGATAAAATATTTTATATTTTTGCCGTTATTCCTCTTCACTTTCAGAATCGTCATTTGTCGTTTCTTTTATTTCTTTATGGCGAACGGTTGCGTTATTTGGTTTTTTTGGCGCTAGTGATTTTAACGTTGATACTCGCTTATCGATATTTTTTAAAGTAAAATGTTTATTTGATTTTGTATACACTAGAGCAGGGATATCTTTAATGATTCCAGTAACCTTATCATAAATAACGTCTTTCACCCTAGATAACTTCTTTTTATCAAGACTATCTTTTAAAAATAAAATCATGGCATTGGTTTCTTCTTCTCCTAGTTTATTTTGGTTACCATATGTTTCTACAAAATCGCATAACTTTTTGGTTTTCATTGTTTTATTTAATTTACACCAAGGTTCAATGTTATTATTATTTTTTTCCGTTTCTAAAAATTTGTCAAGATTTGAAATGTTATCAGATGATTTTGTTTCCATCAAAGACACTCCGTTTAAAAGCATAGTTTTATATTTAATATTTTTCAATTCATGACAGTCATCTACAACAACGTTATTCGTACTTGCTTCCATTATATATTATATACATTAATATATAATATTAAGTTTAACTCAATTTTCTAGAATATATATTTAATGAAATCGTTTTATATGATTTTTCAAAAATATTATATAAAACAATAATGTATATGACTGATATGGAGTCCAATCAAAAAATAATTAATATAACCGGAACAACCAATAAATACTATATGAAAAAATTAATATCACAGCATAAAGATACCAAAGAAATAAAAAAACGTGTTTCGACTGAAAAATGGTCGTTTGAAAAAGAACGGTATGATTATTTAAACCAATTAAAAATGATTAATGATATATCAAGTAACAAATTTAATTATATAGATGAAGTATCTAAAATAGCCATTCAAGAAATAAACAAGAAAATGAGTGGATATAAACAGCAAGACAAAATAAAAAAAATGCTTGATGAAGATAAATTTTTAACATTTGAGTCAATCATAAATAAAATGTTAGAATGCGATTTGAAATGTAGATATTGTAAATTAGAAATGAATGTTCTATATGATATTTCGAGGGAAATGAAGCAGTGGTCCGTCGATAGAATAGACAATGACCAAGGACATAATATAGATAATTTTCATCTGGCTTGTTTAGATTGTAATTTGAAAAGACGAAGACGAACAGACGAAAAATTTTTATTTACGAAACAATTAAATATTATAAAGATGTAAAAGACGTAAAAGACGTAAAAGACGTAAAAGACGTAAAAGATATAAAACACTTATTCATCTTCTTTCCTCTCTTTGAAGTAATTCATAATGTCGTTTATAAACTTTTGTGGGCATTCTTCCGTTGGCACCAATATACCTACTTCATTGTATTTTAAATGTTTTATTGGTGAATATAAATGCTCCATTAATATTTTCCATCTTTCAGTATAGTTTCTATTTTTTTTTGAACCGTGATAATGATGGCGTATGACTCCCGGGGTATATCCAATACGAAGCGTTTTTGCTTTTTCTTGATATTCGAGCATACTATTGTTGTAATCGTCCGAATAATTAGGGTTAATCATATTCTTACACTTATTTATAAAAGATAAAGCCATGATACTATCACCAGACCCTAAAACGCCCTTGTCATATATACCACCAATTTTTTCATATGCTTTTTTAGTAATGGCCCAAGCGTAACCAGGATGCCAATAATCTAAACCTTTAGTAATAAATTTTTTATTTTTATTAAAACTGTAACCAAAACTGTTAAAATGATTTAGACTTGATTCGTCCTTATCCATATCAATACAATGGCTAAAAATCTGTACAACGTCTTTGCAACCGTTTAATATTTTTAATGTATCTAATGCCCAAGTGCTATTTTCAAATTCTATATCCGCATCAATCCACGCGAATGCTTTCCAATTTTTAGGTAATAAATATTTTACGCCTAAGTTAATCATATTTTCTTTATGCCAAATAGGTGTGTCAACGCATAGTTGTAAATGCTTTTTATTTTTTTTATCTGTAACAATAAACCTTTGGTCTTTATAAATCAATTCTACAACAAAGAGTTCAACGTTGGTTTCTTCTTCTTCAATTCTTTTAACGAATTCTTTTAATAAAATGTATCTTTTAGCATATAAACAAGGGTTAGATATAGCAATGACCACATTTAATTTACCTTCAATCGGGTCATTATTTGTAATCGCATATTTTATGTCATTTAATTTATAATTAATATTATCAATTTCAATGCCGTTAATAACTGTCATATATTTACTTTATATTTAAATTATGTATTTTATACCCAAAATATGTAATTTAAATATAAATGTAATTTTAAATAAAATTTTAAATAAGTTTATTAATAATATATTTATTAGATATTATTAGTATGGAGTGGAAATGGACACGCGGTGAACCTTATGAAAGAACAAGAAGAATGAAACATCAACAAGAAATCGAAAATAAAGAATTTAGTAAAGAAACGGAGAAAGACGCTTATACAACATCTTTAAACCATGATGAAAATACCTGGGAGATAATGAACCAAGATATGTACGGTTCATCAGGATTCAAAGTTTCAAATAAGAGAGAATCATTAGATTCTAAAATGGCGGATAGAGGTTTAACACAACAAATAGGCGGGAATCCATTTTTAGGTCAAAATAATTATATCGACGATGTATCAATTAGAGATCAATTTTTGAAACCAATTAATACGACACAAGGACAAATGAGAGCAAGCGCAAACAGTAACTAAATTATGCTAAAGATCTGCTGCACATGGAATACAATAAACGGTTCACAAAGTAAACAAGGAAGATGTTAAATAGCAAAAGAATACCATTAGAGAATATTCTTAAATTTAAATTTCGGTAATTCTTGACTACAAATATCAACTCAGTAAATAATGCGAAAACTAACATACCAAAAAAGAATATAGTTAAAATGCGAAAGTATAAACAAGCGCTAACATCTAAAGGTCCAAAATAGGTTGTGATAAAATCAGACATGTTATATAGTATATAAATATTTTATCTACATTTTACAAAAAGTAAAATATTATTTGTTAAATATTATTTGTTAAATATTATTTGTTAAATATTATTTGTTAAATATTATTTATTTAATAAACAACTTAAATATGTTTTGGACATTCTAATTAATGAGTCTAAATACTAGTTATATAACGCAAAATGAATTGTTGCTAAATAATTTAATGGATTTTTATAAAGATGAAAAATACTTAACTCGAATGCTTAAAATCATTACTGGCGAGTCAAGAATATCCCTTAGAATCGTTGATTGGTTCGCCACAAATTATGCTAAAAAGAATTATACATTATATCCTATTGTTGAAACAAATGGGAATATAATTCGTTTCAAGGTTTATTTTGATTATAAATTAAAGTTGAAGGCATATAGTAAAAAACGTTTTGACCCTTTTTGCCGTTGGGATAGAATAAGTATTCCATATAAAAATAGCACTTGTATTGAAACCACCATTGGACAACTGAATTTTTTTAAGTGGGCGATTGAAAATAAAGTGATTGAATACATCGAAGAAAATTATGAAACAATTGAGAAAGATATGAATAGTCGAAATAGCACGTCAAAAAGGAAAGAAACTATTATAGATAACTCTAAAACTAGAAAGAAGAGAGAGGAGTTATCCGTTTCAGCAATTAAAAGTATTAAAAAGGAAGAAGTAGAAATTGTCGTACAATTCCATTAAAGCAACTAGGGCTTTCAAAATAAAAAATTATAATATATTATTTATTTATACTATAAATGAATAATATTCAAAAAAGGTTTCTACTTTTTCTCATTGGATGTATAGGAACTCGTTCAGCGTTTGTTCTAATCGCTAAAAATATTAGCGTTAATTATTTGCCTTATTTGGGATATTTAGCGCTTCTACCTGCTATTGGTTTTATCTATATATATTTAACCGGATCTAGACAAACTGGCGGTGAAGTTTTTGGTGAAAAAATATGGTGGAATGATTTAAGACCGTTACATTCACTATTATATTTTCTATTTGCTTATAATGCTATTATAGGTAATAAACAAGCGTGGATATATCTATTGGTCGACGTTTTAATTGGACTAATAAGTTTTGTAGTTTTCCATTATAAGAATGGTGATTTTTCAAAATTGATTTAACTACGATATCATATAAAGCAAAGTAAAACGTTATTATTTACCTGTTTCCGTTTTTTATTTACGTTTTCTTGTTTTTTTTAGTTTTTTATTTTTTCTTGATTTTTTATTTTTGCGTTTTTTAGTTTTCCCACCAAAAAAAAATAGTTTTCTACTTTTAGTTCCTACGTTTAATTTATTCATATCATATATTTTACTACCTTTTTCAGTAGTTTGCCTAATAACAAAATAATTAAATCGCATTGTTTCGGTTGAAAATTCTTCACATGAAGGATTCATTACAAATTTATAGTAATTAACGGAAGGAACTGTAATAGCCCCTTTATTACCCCAATCATTTCCCCAAGAGTTTAAAATAGTTACGTCGTTCGGGGACCATTCTTTAATTACCACCACGTGTGAATCTATGGGAGGGGTACACTTTTCTTCATAACCTACGGAAACATCGTAAATTTTGTTCATAATCATATCCTGTTGGTTTGAAGGCATAGAATAAGAAAACCCAACATACATTTTATTTTTTAACGCTTCACGGGCACCTTGAGGAAAATTTGTAATCCAGTTTTCTTCATGAGATTTAGAAGCGTCTTTTAAAGATAATGTTTCCATTATATTTACAACGGTAATGGAATTGCTACTATTAAAAGTAAGATATTTTTCAATTAAAATTCTAGCATTTACATCAATTTCTTTTGAAATAATATATCCATTTTCATGCTGTTCACGTTTATAACTACCTAGAATTGTATTATCCAACCCATAAAACGCTCTAGTGTCATCACAAAATGCTTTTAAAACCTCGAACGTTGTGTAACCATTACATCCATACGTTTTTGTAATAGTAAATAATGTATAATAAAAAAGAATCATATGATTATATCGTTTAGCAATAGGACACCTTTTAGAAAGTATTTTTTCAACGAATTCGGATTCTAAACTAGAAGCATAAGCATCCTTAGTAACAAAACAATTTTGGTATTTTGTTATATTTTCAGGGGTTTTATCATTATAAAGTAAATTTGATTCATCAGAATTAATTGTAAAATCGTTTGGAATAATTTGTGTAATTAATCTTGTAATTAATCTAGCGGAAACGTGTGCAAAACATGTTCCTTCTTGTCCCTGATTCTGAGCACCAAGAGAAGAAGTTCTAGTCAAAAGTGACGAATTAGAAGCGCTAGATATACTGTCTGGACCAAATCGAATGGCCTTAGATCTAGGTCTACTTTGTACAACTTCCTCCTCAGCAAGAAAAGGATAATTAGAAACGTTAGATGTGTTGAGTATTTCATTATCATTTTCATTATCACTTGTTCTACCATCATCATGATAACCATAATCATCGTCATCGCCAAAAAACGTCGTCTTTGACTCTGGTGTATTAGTAAATATAGGTTTTTTAGGCATCTTATATATGTTATATATGTTATATATGTAAAATAAAATATAAAACCAAAAATAAATATTTAAAAAATAAGTTAAATATTTATGTATGGGAAATTCTCAGTCAATTCAAACAATACAAAAAATAAATTATGAAGACATTCAATATGTTATAAAAAACGCTGAAACGCATCTTTTAATAAATACCTTAGGCGAATTAGAACAAGAATGTTTGATAACAAATACTGTAAATATAAATAAAGAAACCGATTTGATCAATAAATTCATTAAAACTGGAAATAAAAATGTTAAAATAATTATTTATGGACGAAACTGCAATGATGAAAAAATATACTCCAAATATAGTCAATTAAATTCCCTCGGATTTTATAATTTATTTGTATACCCAGGAGGGTTATTTGAATGGCTTATGTTACAAGATATATACGGACAAAATGAATTTCCTACAACAAAAAAAGAATTGGATATCTTAAAATATAAACCAGGCAAGGTGTTAAATATTCAAATGCTTGAATATTGAGAATTGAGCATTAGAATTAAGTCGGTTTCATATTGTTGTTTTTTTGGTTTTTGAATGCCCATATTTATATTTTTTTCTGGATTTATTTGCTAAAATAAACGCCTTTTTTGTATGACTACAACCTTTTTTTATTATATCAAAATCAACGGCTGCGGATTTCCCAGAAGTTAAAGAACTCGCTAATCTTGCTAATCCCCAAGATTGTGGCGTTTGGTTTGGTCTTGAACCAGAGGAATAATATGCTCCTTCTCCTTTTTTCACAATTTGTTTCAATGCTTTTAATTTACATCCTGTTTTCATTGCTAATTCTTTATTGGGTGAAATGTTGGTTATATTATATATTTTACGTGCGTTTATTATATGTTTTGATTTTTGGTTTTTATAAGAGGATACATTTTTTCGCGTATAATATTTATTTTTTTTATACATGTTTTTTGATTTCATTAGCATTTTAAATTGCGTCTGTTTGTCTTTTTTTGTCAACTGTTTTGGCAAATATCTCATTGGAAATTTAAGGAGATCCATTTACTATATATTTACCATATATTTATAAAAAAAGTGTTTTATATTTTTATATTTTTATTTATTTGGTAAGTAGTATAATATGTTTTTTATTTGTTTATAAGTACATGGTTCATAACTGCTATGTTTGATAATTGGTCCGCGCGTTTATTGAATTTTCTGTCAACATGATGATATTGTATTTTTTCAAAATATTTTTCTAGTTGCTTCGCTTTATCGTAGAGTTCAATTAAATTTGGCGAATTACAATTATAAATCCCTTTCATTTGGTTAATAACAAGTTGACTATCTCCCTCAACCAATATATTTGTAATGTTCATTTTTTTTGCTTGTTGAAGTCCTAGGATAAGTCCAGCGTATTCTGCGTGATTATTTGTAAATTTATCTCCTACAAAGAATTGGTCACTCCATATTTCTTCGCTATCTTCATATATAACCGCACCCGCGCCTGACAACCCGGGGTTCCCTTTACTGCAACCATCGAAATTCATCTTAAATTCAAAATTTTCTCTTGGGATTTCAATGACCAGTTTTTTTGTTGGTTTAATTTGTGGCGTAGGTTTAATTTGTGGAAACATATTAGGATACGTTGTTAAATATATTTTATATCTTTATTTATTTGTTAGTTGTATTCTTTTATTTCAATTTTAAAATATAATAAACCATTTAAATATATTTTATTAACATAATATAAAGAATGTTCTTTTGGATTCTATTTTTCTCTCTATTTACGAATAAAATATATGCTGATACCGAGTGCCCTTATGTTTCTTCTAGCGGCGATAGACGCAAGGATAAAAGCAAGTTACGTTTAGTTCAATACAATGTTGAGTGGTTGTTTATCGATTACTATACAAATATGGACTGCCCTGGCGATGGTTGTACTTGGAAAACCGTTGCTGACGCACAAACGCACTTGGATTATGTTGTCAATGTAATTAAAGAAGTTAATCCGGACATAATTAATTTTTGCGAGGTGGAAGGTTGTGATGAATTAAATATGTTGAAGGACCAATTAGACGGAACATACATGCCATACTTAAAAAAAGGAACTGATACTAGCACGGGACAGAATGTTGGACTTTTGACACGTATCGATCCTCTTGTAAATTTATACAGAACAGAAGAAAAGCACAATTATCCTTTAGCGGGGTCTAAATGTGGCTATATCGGTTCACAAGGTTCTTCTGGTGTTAGCAAACATTATATAACGGAATTTAAGTTTAATGGAATGAATGTGGCTTTTATTTCGGCACATTTTATTGCGATTCCAACTGACCCGGCAAGATGCGCACAGAGAGAAGCACAAGCGACCGTTTTACAAACAGTAATTTCTGATTATATTTTTAAGAATTATGAGGTCATTGTGTTGGGGGATTTTAACGATTATGATGCCGAAACGTTAGATGTCAATAGTGATAAACCGACTTCTGTTGTGTTGGATATTTTGAAAGGCTTTAAAGGCGACCTTGCTAATAACTACGAACTACATAATATTGCCGAACAAATACCTCAAAATGAGAGATATAGCGACTGGTGGGATTCAGATAATAATTGTAATACAACTTCAAAAAATGATTATTCGATGATAGACCATGTTTTAGTTACGGATGCTATAAGAAAAAACGTAGAGAATGTTTTTATATACCATGGATACGATGAATATTGTGGTAAATATGACTCTGACCATTATCCGGTCATAGTTGATTTAACTATGTAGAAAGCGCGCTCTGATAAATAATGTATTCTTATATATTATTTATTTATTTTTTGAATTTCTTCTCTTCTTCTTTGTCGTTCTCTTCTTCTTTGTCGTTCTCTTCTTCTTTGTCGTTCTCTTCTTCTTTGTCGTTCTCTTACCCCCTTTGCTAGAACTAGAAGAACCAGTATTTTCCTCTATAAAATTATAGTTTTCCAGCATACCACTGTCTACTAATGTTTTCATATAATCATTCATATAAAAGTTAATCTTATCACCATTAAGATTATTTATTAGACCTTCCTCTCTTAGTTTCTTCATAGCACATTCTCTTACATATACTATTCTTTGAGTTGGTTCTGTAAAATCATATAATTCTGGTTTAAATTTACCGTCTTTATCTAAAACACATTTACTGACAAAATGTGCAACGTGTAGTTGTTTTACTGGATATATTATTTTTGATATTTCAGTATATTCTGGTTTGTATTCATTTTCATCCATACTGGAACCGCCATTTCCTATACTAGTTATAATACGTTCTTTTATTCCTTTAGTACAAGACGTTTGTTTGTTGTTGGTAGCGGTCAAAACGTCATTTATAAAAGTGGTAATATAATTTTCTTTAAATTTGTCTGGTTGTTTATCTACGTAAATAACAATTGTATTTATTAAATTTTTTTCCAGTTCTTCAAGAGATAAAAATATAGTCTCTAATTCCCTTTTAATTCTATTTAGTTTATTCGTAAGGTCTACTATTTTTTCTGTATCTTTAATGGAATTTATAAATTGTATAAATTTAGTAAATACGTAAGGATAAAATGATTCATTGTTTCCAGCATAAGGTATAACAACGTCATTCTGTCCAATAATTTTTAATAACTCTATAAAATTTATTGCTTTAAAGACATTATGAATTTCATGCCCTGCTCTGGATGATTCTTCTACCACTTCATTACTAGTTTGCATTTGGAACGTTTCCTGTGGTTTGATTTCATCAAAAAATGGTTTAAATTGTGGCAAATCCCTAAAATTCGGATAGTTCGCAGGCGGATAAACGTAATTTCCGTTAACATCTTTTTCTAAAAATTGATTTATTGACGTGAATTTTACGTACATAGGAGTATTAATAAATAATTCTTCTAAATATTTTCCTAACGTGTGTAACATACCATCTCCAGGAAACTTCTGTAATCGCAAGTCGCGTAAAAACCATTTACTTAAATCTTGGTTAAAATTCTTACAACCCGAAAACATTCGGTAGAGGTCTTTTACCTTACGAACGTCCCAATTTGATATATCCTGATTAAAACTTTCACAATTTAAAAACATATAACCCATATTTTCAACCTGACTAACATCCCATGGTGAAATATCCTGATTAAATAATTTACAATTACTAAAAGTTCCTTCCATATTTTTCACATGACTAACGTCCCATATCGATATATCCTGATTAAAAAAGATACAACCTGAAAAAGCATTTTCCATATTTATGACATTACTAACATTCCATCTTGATATATCCACGTCAAATTTTGCTATATTAAAGTAGAGTTTTTTATCACTATCAATCTGATAATTGGTGCTTTTACGTGCATTTAGACTTTCACTTATACTTTTAAAAAATCCAGCCATATCTGTTAATTCCGTAACATCAAAATCAGGCATTTGTTTTAACAAATTTTCATATTTTTTATTTGTATTTGCTTTCTCAAACAAATAAATTAAGTCCTCTTTATCTTCTATTACAATTTGTTTTGTTACGCTTCTTCTATTTTTTCCTGATTCTTCTTCTTCAAATTTACTCATATATATAAGTTATATTATTTTGAGCGATTTTATATTATTTTTAGAGATTTTATAATAATTGATAAAATAAAAAATACATTATTTATTATTTTATTTAATATTTTTATCTGTTTCTGGTTTACGTTTAGTTTCTAATGAATCCTTCAATTTCATTTATCCATTTTACAAGTTGGTCCGCATTTTCATAAATATCAACATTTCCATCCAATATTAGTTGCTCGTCGCAAACACAATCGTCTAAGTTTACGTCCAACATATTGTTATGGTAATTATTACAATTTTCTAGATATTCAAGAGGTATATTACTTTCGCCTTCTCTTGAACGCTTCATAATTCTTGAATGGCAAATTTCAGGGTCCGTTTTAACGTATACAACTTTATTTACAGGAAATTCTTCGGAAAAGGTATCAAACCAGTTTAAATAAATTTTATAATTGATGAGTTCAATTTTTTGACTATCGTACAACATCTTAGCAAATACCATCTTATCCGTATACAAACTGCGTTCCGTAATAATAACAATACGTCTGGTTTGGGTTCTATCAATACCTTTTAAAGCATCGCGCAGAACTTTTAATCTAGAAACGTATGCCATCATTTGAAACGGAAACGAATATTTATTTTGGTCGCCGTAAAATTTTTCAAGGATAGTTGTTCCATTTTCGTCTTTAATCTTTTCCCATTCATCCACAGGTTCTTTCAAAAATATGACGTCACTATTGTTTTCATAGTAAGTGCGCAAATTTGCCAACAATGTTGATTTACCGGAACCAATATTGCCTTCGATAGAAACGATTATAAACGAACAGTTCATGCTTGATATTATATTATATGATACATTTTATTTAATATATTTAAAATGTATCAATTTTATTTAAATTTGTTTTAATATTATTATTTAAATTGTTAATCAGGTTACGTTAGGTAGTTTGTAACCAGTAACATTAATGTCAACTTGTGAATTTTCTATTATTGAATTTAATAAGGGATTCGACGTTGGACCTGTTATACTATATTTATAGGTTTTAGGTCTATTATCTACAATAATCACTCCATTATTATCATAACTTAGAATAATATTTCCTTCATTATCATAAACTGTATATCCTGAAACGGTAAGGTCTTCTGCACTTATTCCTATTACGTAGGTATCTAACAACTCATTTGATGGAGTAATCGTTGGTGGTCTTGGCATTGTTGAAATTAAATTTCCACACATATCATAAGTAAGTATATATTGTCCGTCAGTACTATACATTATTACATTTCCTAAATTATTATGAGTAATTAAATTTCCAGAAGACTGAATGGTAATTGTTGGTTGATTTTGTATTGTAGTTGCTACGTTGGTTATTTCTGTTGAAACACCTGCATCGTTTAACACTGCGGTCAAACCCGCCCCTCCTTGATTTACGGTTATATTTAACCTATTAAAACTTGGGTCAGGATATATTTCTTCTTGAGTAAAAGGTTTAATTACATTATAGCTAAAATTTCCAGATGATGGATCCTTATATTCTGCAAACGAAACATCAACGTAATATTTATTTGCTGAAATGTCATTAATAAACCCAGTATTTAAATAACTACAAGTATTGTCTTCACGTTTAGAACCGCATTGTTTTACAATAACCTTATCGCCTACTTCATAATCATTCTCAATTACTAAAAAGTTAAGGTTTATAGGTTGATTAACGTATCCTCTTACAGTTTTAAGTACATTAAACGAAATGTCTCCATCAAAATAAATATTTTCATTTTTACCTATACGTACAATATGTCCTTTAAAAAGAAACAGATCAAATGTATCAAGTATAGGAACCCTTATATTAAACGAACCATCCGTAATGAGATTAAATATACCATCTGTTTTAAATTCACGAGTGTATTCATCTATATAAGAACCATTGCCACTCGTGTCATAAAAATACTCGTTTAAATCATATGAAATTTCTGGTATGTGGACATCAACAAACGTATCATTATTCAAAAAATTCTCTATTTCTATAATAACGTCAATTGTTATTGGTTCAAGTTGTTTTACTGAAATGTTATATGTATTTACATTTAAGAATAACATATATTGATTAAAAAGTACTAATGGCATTTGTTTAGTAAAATTTTGTATTAAAAAGTTTTTATAGTTTATCAAATATTGTTCACTAGGTAAAAATAAATGTTTATTATCTAAATATGAGTTTATAGTTGTACCAGTGGTAGCATTATCAGTTAAAAATTGATTTTGTATAAAATTATTTACGGCGCCATAATCATTGCCAAAAACTAAGTTATCTGGATATGTTATAACTTGTGTACTTGATGAAATTATGGCAATTTCTTCAAAATTATAATTTTGTTTTTTAAATAAAATCTCCCATTTCCATGAAGTATCCGTTGAAATATCTGACGTTCTTTGAATTTTAGATACAATTAAGTTTTTGTCAGACCATGAATTTGTTTTCATTATTTTTACGTTTATGAATTGATCAATCATATTTGATGCTCTAAAATTATTGTTTAACAAATTTTTAAAAAAAGTTCCACAATTTGCGAAAATGTCAAATATATTTAATATAAACGGACTTATCGATTGCGTGTCATCTACTATAGAAGATAAAACGTATCCTCTGCGACTAAAATTACCTATCGGCATTAATGAAGCTGTAAAATTATATGATGTGTCAAATACTGTAGCGAATGAATCACTTAATAATGTATAGTTATTGTAATAATTTTCTTTATTTAAAAGTGCCATTAATTCATTTTTCATATTTGGTTCGCAATTTAATATTATTAAAGGTTTATCATTGCTATCAACGTATTGGTCATTTCTAATGTTATTGTACGCTAAATAGTATTTAGCATCATTGGGTAGAACATAATTGCCGCTTACGTCAGTTATTTCTAAAGCAGTTAGTTCTACATTTAAGTTTAATGTATTCATTGTTTCAGTGAGAGTTTGTAAATATCCGTACGTGTATCCAGATGGTATATGAATATAAACTATATTATTAAAAGGAAATGCGTTGTCTGGTATATGTTGTAAAGGTTCATATAACTCATTTTGTTCACTTGTTTTTAATATGCTTGGTAATTTAAAAAGAATATCTTTAAATAGAGTTAATATCATCTCATTATCTGGAATTGCAGTTCTTATTAAGTTGTAAGGCAAAACGTCTACACCTAGTATCGCAGAATAGTTTTGTACAGAAAGAGTAGATGGAGTATTAATTACTAATACATCTGGGCGACTATTTAACCAATCAAATATTCCCGCTAAAGCGAATGAACCCTGTGTACTTATAAATATTCTATATCCTCTATCATAGTTCGTTTTCAATAAATCAAGTAACTTATCTTGTTCTGCTTCAGATGCTCTATATATATCAAAATTAAAAGGGAGTGAATTATTTGATGCAATCGTTTGTAAAAAGTTGTATTCGTCTTGTGAAAATACGTGCATTAAAATTACTAGCACACGATTTAGAACGTCAATCGGCCGTTTTACAACAGGAATTCGTTCGTATTTTAACCTCCAACCACCAATACGGTTCCAAGATCTAGGCATAATATAAATATAATAATATTAAAATTATTATATTTATGCAAATAACATTTTCATATTTTTTATCTTGGAGGCAACGATGGATAAATTAATATCTTATTTTTGTTATTAACGTAGTTATTTACATTCATTTGTTTATTTATAACAGATGGTGCGTTAAATGATTTAGTTGTTGCATTATTTTGGGGACATAAATGACATCTATTACTTTTATTTAAACTTAAACTAAAAGACCCGTTGTTTATATTCATATAGATTATTAGAATATTTTATTTTAATATTTTATTTTAATATTTTAATAATGTATGAGCGATATTTCTAAAATAGATACAACAGAATTGCTAGTCATTTCTGAAGGTCAAGTAGATGTATCTAATTATATTGACATTCAACCGGTTACGTCAAGTTCTACAGTGAATAAAATTCAACTTGATAAAACGAATATAGAAACATATATGAGTGACTTTAAAAAAAACTTTTACAAAATTAATTTTGACAAAGTCATGTTAGAAGATATTTCTGAATTATACGGCATAAAAGAAGATGCTACAAATGTTAAAGATTTAAGAAACAAGTCTTTCGAAGTGAATGAAGATAATAATTCTAAAGAAGATAAACTAATACAACCAGTACCTATAGGAATGCGTGGTCTTATTTCATCTACAAATACAGATTTAGTAAAATCATATATAATTCATACTGGTGGAGAAAAAAATTTACCAGTACCTGAAGAACCTGCAGAAATCCCATGTGTAGGGTTTTCTTATTCACCAAATATAGCGTTGATATATCCTACATTTACTGCAGGGTGGACAATAACTACTGGAAATAAAGTTATTCCTATGAATATGAACTTTTCCATTCCTGCGTTCAAAGTATATTCATCAAATGCTGGAATAGATTTCTTAGATCAAATACCAGTGCTAGATACTGGGTGTAATGTACCAAACGGAAGTGAATTATTATTTTGCGGTTATCCTTGTGACGGTGCTGTGCAAATGTGTAAAAAATGCGTAAGTTTTAAGATGTTTGGTAAAAAATATACAAAATGTGTTTCTTATCCTTGCGGGGTAAAACTTAAGTTAAAAGATCAAATTTATTTAAAACCAGCAAATTACATTCCGTCACAGTTAATTAATTTTGATGGCGTTGGACTTAAACTTAATGGAAAAATAGAGACTAAATTTAGCATAACATTTGAATTAGATACTAACATTCCGGTTCAATTTATAATAAAAATAATTGAAATTGTGGCAAAAAATACTCCAGCTACAGTAAATGCAGTAAAAGGTGCTTTTAATCCTAATGCTAATACGACAAAAGAGCAACAAAAAGCAAATTTAAAAAGCGTGATAGGCGTACTAAAGAATCTATTTACTTTTCAAAATATATTGCAAATTATGATATTTACTTATTCTCTTTTTGAGAGTAATAAATTGGAATTATCCCCGTATGTAGATTTTCTTATAACTTCCGTAAAAACAAGATTTAATTTAAATCTTCAATATTTTAGCGTTAATTATGGTTCAAATAAGTTTGAACTCAGTAATTTTACGTTTGATAAAGAGTTTGAAGCGCTAGAAAATGGTAAATATATATCTTTTAGTTTAAATCCTCAATCTCTAGAAATAGAGGCAAAGTTTATATTTTTTGCTGGAACATTGTCTGAATTACTTTTGAAAATAATATCTAAGAATAATGATCCAAAATATACATTTATAAAGTCAATTATTCAAACTATGGGCGTTCAAAGAGGCATGTTTGTTATAATGCTTTTGGTCGTTTATGAAAGTGTTTTAAAAAATAATGATGAAATAACTAGATTACAGAATCTAGCACCAACGCAATCCGCGGCAACAAAAACAGCAATTGCCAACTTAACAAGTAAAAATAAAATAGTCAACGATACAATAACAAGTATAGTGAAATATTATAATGCATTAAAGTTAATAAATATTGGTGGCGCTGCTTCTGACGTAATAACAAAAATTATTGAAAAATGTGATCCTGCCGTAGAACTATCCGTAGGCGTATGTAGTGCTCCAGCAATTCCCGCGGTATTAGTCGGATGTGGTTCAATGGCATTTTCTGAAATAGATATTGTTAACGTATTAAAGACCGCAATTATTACTATAATAAATGTAGCAAGTGGAACTTTAAAAGTATGCGATAAAATTGGCGATGTAGTTATTAGTAAAATACCTGTTCAGGAAATAAGAGACACACTGAATGAAATTAATAGGGATATTGATTCTGCAAATAACATCATCAAAAACTTACTTCTCATAGCAGTTCAAAATGTGTTTGCAATGTTAAACACAACAGGATTAGGCGTAGTTGCTAGTCCGTCGATTGATTGGTGTGTAGCGTTATAATCGACAAATTTCCTTTTACGTAATTTAAAAAAAATTGATAAATAAAATACATTTAAAGAGAAAAGTATAAATAATTAATACACGTGTTAAACGCATAAAACTTGAAATGGACTTAAAGCAAAGAAAACTGAATAAATCTGAATGGAATTCTATTGAAGTTCCTGTATCCAAGAACGAGATTGATATCCTAAATATGATTATAAAAGGATATCATGAGGTGAACATAAGAATTAATAAAAATAATTCTATCTTTATGTTTTTAAAGATAGAATACTCTGAAAAAATGGAAGACTATATTTACAATAAATATATTCGTGAAAGGGGTGATAAAATTGAAGAAATATTGTTGAATATCCGCAAAGATTATAAAAAAATGAAAATTGACGGGGATGTAAAATTGAACTCGGGGGATAAAATTCGGTTAGAAAGATTCGATGATAATATTATTAAAAATAATGATATATATGAGTTTGTTCTTTTAAATCACATTGAAAAAATTTTATATTATTTTAAAAATTTTACCGAAAATATAAAATTATTTCATTTTCATTATTTTACACTATATAAATTAATTAAAAATAATATTATCCGATTAAACCGTCACATTATTGAACTGACCAACCGCGTTTTAAATATATTTAATGAGCACGTAAGTATATTGACAATCATAGAAAATGCTTATGAGTTTATTGAGCGCAATGATAATCTATTGAAATACGATGACCTAATGTTATATGAGCATCAAAAAAATATCTTTATCGAAAGCAAAAAACCGAATCCAAAATTAATGTTATATATGGCTCCTACTGGGACTGGAAAAACGCTTACTCCTATTGCTTTATCCGAGCATAAAAAAATTATATTTGTTTGTGCTGCTAGACACGTTGGATTAGCGTTAGCAAGAGCGGCCATTTCAGTAAATAAAAAAATCGCTTTTGCGTTTGGTTGCGCAAGCGCCGACGATATTCGTTTACATTATTTTGCGGCGAAAGAGTATACCATAAATAAACGCACTGGAGGTATTGGAAAAGTCGACAATAGTGTAGGCGATAATGTGGAGATAATTATTTGCGATATTAAATCGTATTTACCAGCAATGTATTATATGCTCGCTTTCTTTAAGCAGGAGGATATTATTATGTATTGGGATGAGCCGACAATTACAATGGATTATGTAGAACATGATTTTCATTCTACCATTCGGAAAAATTGGAAGAAAAATGTCATTCAAAATGTAGTATTATCGTCTGCTACGTTGCCAAAATTAACCGACCTAGGCGAGACCATACCGGATTTCTTAAATAAATTTAAGGGCGCCGAAATCTGTAATATCGTTAGTCACGACTGTAAAAAATCTATACCAATCATAAACAAAGACGGTTATGTAGTATTACCGCACTATTTAGATGAGAATTATACGAAGGTTTTACAAATCGCGCACCACTGTAACGATTATTTGACACTTTTAAGATATTTCGATTTGAAAGAAGTAGTTGAATTTATTGGTTATGTGAATTCGAATGGGTTTGGCACATCTAAAACGCGGTTAGAGCGCCACTTTGAAACGCTTGATGATATTAATATGAAAAATATAAAAATATACTATATAAATTTATTACAAAATATTGTGAAAGACAAATGGACCCAGATTCATAATCATTTTAAATTAAGTCGAAAACCAAGAATAACGGAAAACAATACCATCGACCCAAAGGGAAATAAAATTACAAAAGTAAGAAGTCTTGGTCCAGGAGTAATTATGGATTCAAATGTGACTGCGGTTATTTCGAAATCCACGCAATTAGCGGGAGCACCCCTTACACGATTACATAGTGAACAAGTGCCTAGACAAACGGCGACGCATTCTTATTCTCAACTTCAAACGCAAAGTGTATCCGGCACATCGGGCGTATATTTTACAACAAAAGATGCTTACACGTTAACAGATGGTCCTACTATATTTATTTCAAATGATATTGAGAAAATTGCGAAATTTTGTGTCCAACAAGCAAATATTCCTGCTATAGTGATGGACGATATTATGAAGAAGATTGAGTTCAATAATGTTATTAATGAGAAACTACATGAATTAGAATCGGAAGTAGAAATAATTAAAGAAGCAGCCGATAAAAGAGTTAAAAATGAAGTTTCTGGTTTCCACGGAGGAAGTAAAATAACGGGGCGAACAAAATCGAATAAAGACCTTAAAAAAATAAGCAAAGATGTTCCGGAAGAGTTTGTAAATAAAGGTGCTATTTCAAAATTAACACAAGAAATCACGTCACTTAGGGCAATGATTAAATCGGCGGTTTTAAATGACGGGTTTATCCCTAATAGAAAATTACATTTAGATAAATGGGCGGATGGCGTTGATACGAAAGGCGCGTTTACTTGTAGTATTGATGAGCAAGTTGTGTCGGATATAATGGCTCTAAAAGGGGTTGATAATTTATGGAAGGTTTTACTAATGATGGGTATTGGTGTCTTTATTAATCATGAAAATATAACATACACTGAAATTATGAAGAAAATGGCAGATGAACAGAAGTTATATATGATTATAGCATCGAGCGATTATATTTATGGAACGAATTATCAATTCTGTCACGGATTCTTGAGTAAAGATTTGAATTTAACTCAGGAAAAAATTATTCAAGCAATGGGTCGAATTGGGAGAAATAATATCCAACAAAATTATACGGTGCGGTTTCGAGATGACGAACAAATTTTAAAATTATTTACATCTGAAACGGATAAGCCTGAAATCATTAATATGAATATATTATTCAATACGCGTAAAGTTATTTGGCAGAATAATCAGTATATTGAGATTGAAGATGATCTAATGGATGATATTGTGAATGATGATGATGACGAATATGAAGAAGAACCGGATGAAGAAGGCGTTGAAATAACGGATACACATGTAGATAATGTAAATTATAAAGAAGATGAAATAGATGATGAAGCAAATTAGACGGGAAATTTGTTTATCCTAAAAATTTAAAATTTAAAAATTTAAAAAATTAAATATTCTTTTTTATTTAATTTTTTACGGGTTATTACGATTATTAGGATTAGGTTATTATATGAATGAATCCGCAGCATCTATATTAGCAGATATATTTTCATCATCCATCATTGAATGTCCTGCCATAGTAATATATAACTTGGAATTAGGTAACAATTTATGTAAATTATATGCTGAATCCATGGGACAAATTATATCGTAGCGGCCTTGAACAATAACCGTTGGTATATGCTTTATTTTATTTATGTTTTCTGTTTTGAAAAAAAATCCGGGTTCTAAAAAACAATTATTTTTAATATAATGATGTTCAATTAGTGGACCCGCTAAATATTCATCTTTGTCTGATTGTTCATTTTGCTCTTCTTGTATTATATGATCTAAATCATTGTTATATAAATTTTTTAAACTTGATTCCCATACCGACCATCTATGTAAGCAGTCTTTTCTTTTTTCATTTCCAAAATCTCCATTAAAACATTTGTTGTATTCATCCAAATAATTATCGGTTTTATTTGTTTTATCAGGAAAAGCATTTATAAAATAATTCCAACTTTCAGGAAAAATATTGGGCGCTCCGCTTGAACTATACAGCCAATCCACTTCGTCTTGCGTTGCTAAAAAAACGCCCTTTAATATTAACTCAGAAACTATATCTGGATACGTCATCGCATATGCGAGAGATAAAGTTGAACCCCACGAACCTCCGAATAACATCCATTTTTGTATATTTAATTTTTTTCTAATTTTTTCAAAATCCTCAATTAAATGTTGTGTTGTGTTCTCTCTTAATTCTGCAGTGGGTTTGCTTTTTCCGCATCCACGCTGATGTACTGTAATTATATAATATTTATCTGAATGAAAAACACGATGAGCATCTTTATTTGGAGGATATCCTGGCCCACCATGAACAAATAAAACCGGCTTCCCATTTCTGTTTCCATGTTCGGAATAATATATTGTATGTAAACTAGATACTTGTAACGTGTGTTCTTTTAATGGCTCTGTGTGCGGATAAAATGTTTTTTTATAGGCATATAAATAATTAAAAACAAACAAATTTATAATAACGATTGCTATTAAAATATAATATAATATATTCATACTATATTATAATATAATTATTCTACATTAAAAAACTATTCGCTAAATAATTCTTAACTTAATGTCTTCTTGTTCTTCTTGAACCACTACGTCTTTTTGAACCTCTTTGCTTTCTAGAAGAACGTCTTCTGGAACCTCCACGTCTCTTTGTTTTTCCTCCGGATACTGGCATTTTATATTATTACGTGAGAAAAAAATGTGGGTTGTCTCATTTTTTATAATTTTTTATTTTTAAAATTTATATAGATTTTTATAGATTGTTCTTATTAATTGTTTTGGGTAAGGTCTATGACTAAACTAATCGGAACTATTCTAATATAAAACGATGGTGCCGTTGGTCGACTGCCAAACATTTCTTCAAGAGTTAAATCACTTGGTTCTAGCGCAGGCGCTTTTTCGGCATCTATACCATTTACATTGTCATATTGACCCGTTTCAACTATTTCTACATCTTCATCACGGCGAATGGCAAAATCGGAGCGTGCTTTTCTTCTAACGATTCCAATAAACTTTCTTATGGGAATGGTCGGATTAAATGCGTACGTTTGGGTTTCGCACGTGTATGCTAATTTGAAATAAAATTTGTATGTGGTTGGTAACATTTCGTGTATCATTTTTGCTTTGTTTGTGTTTTAGTATTTTAACTTTTTCGTTTCAATTTTTTTATAAAAAGGGATGTTATTTATAAACATTTTAATTTACTTCCCAATTCTTTATAATAATGGTTATTGTAAGGAATCATATTTGTTAAAGCCTTTGCCAATGTTTTATCACTTATTTTTAATTCTCTAATTGAATCATATTTACAAATAAATTCTTTTACTAGATTATTTTGCAAATCATATTGACCTATTCCATTTTTATACAATAAAGGTTTTCCATTTTTTTCTTCAAATTTTGTAATTAACTCTTCGCTACATTTATCATATATCATATAATAGTGTCCATTAGTTAGAGTATTATTTTTAACTGCATTATCTAGTGCAGAGGAACTTTTATATCCATTTAATTGTGAAGCACTCTTTCTATCTAGATATATATTTATAATCTCTGATTTATTTTTATTCAGTTGGGCAATATAACCTAAATTTTGGATTTTAGTTTCTTTTGTTGGGTTAATATCATGAATAATATTTGGGTCCAAATTTCTTTCAACTAGCAACCATCGAAACCCACAATAAATAGTATTCTCTTCAATAGATTTCATAATGCTTGGACGTTTTATGTTTTTATTTTCATTCATTGCTTCTGTAACGGATTCATAAATTTTTACTAATTGAATTGTTTCAGGATTAATTTTTTGAAGTCGAGGTCCCAAGTTTGGAACTTGTTGATTAAAACCAGTGACAGTTTTTGTTTCCTTTGCATTAATTTTATCATTTAATTGTTGAATAGATGTTTCAAGTGAATTAATTTTGTTTACTAATATTTTATTAGTTGTAACAAGTTCTTTTAACAATTCATTATCATTATTAACAGTTTGCCCTGAATTTTTTAATTTTAAATTTTCTATTTCTAACAATAATTCTTTAACGTTATAATTATAGTTATTGATATTTTCTTCAATGATTTTTAATAAAGTTTTATATGTTAGTGCGCTTCCAATTAAAAATAATTCTTGTTCTTTTTCGTGACCAACTAAATTATTTACTTTATTTTGTCTTATATCTTTATGGTTATGTAAAAATGATTCAAAATCTTTTGATTTATTAACTTCAAAACAATTTAATAATAAACATTCTTCATAATTTAAGTTATGTTCAGAATATCTATTTTTAATTCCTTTTCTGGATTCACCAATTTTTACAATGTATGTGCCATTTGTAAATGTTTTTACTTTAATTATATAAACTAATGCTCCTGAGTGTGCAAATTGATTAAGTAAATATTTTTCTTTTTCTAATTCTTTTTGTTTAATTATTTTTTCTTCCATTTCTTTATTTTTAGTGTTTTCAAGTTGCATCATCTGATGTTTTAATTGTTCGCATTCTTCTTTGGTAATTTCAAACATTATATTTTCAAGTTTAATAAAATAATCATGAACTTCATCTGCTTTTTTAGTTCCTGCCTTTAAACAAAATTTTTTAAAAGTTTCAACATTTAATATAATAATTTCTTTATTATGACCTCCTCTATTGCTTTTCTTTGCTCCTGAAGGTTCAGGAGCAAACATTTGCTCTCCCGACAGAGAAAGTAATAATTTATAATCTTTATCAATAACAAAATTTTTCTCTAATGTAACTTTTGCATTATATTTTTGATTAAATCCCAACCATTTCCATACATTGTCTAAATTAATTACAAAATCATTTTTGTTATCATACTTTAAATAACAGTAAAAACTAGACAAAAATAATTGCTGTTCATAATTAGTAAAATTATTTTTAACCTTTTCAACTAATTTTGACTGGTAATCACCAGAAAGTTTAGTGATAGGATTGCTTTCAATAAGTTCTACAATGTCTACGCTCATTTTATAAATTAATATATGGAGATGTATTTAATTTGTTTTTTGCTTTTTGCTTTTAATATTAAAAATCAATGTTTAAATATTAAAATATATAAATAAGAACCACATGATATATGGTGCTCAATTGGAATATGCTAATCCTCCCATACCCGACATGATACGCAACACGTTGTAGTTGGTGGCATAAACACGGACCTTAGCAGTCTTGGTGCCTTCAACTGTGGCGTTAGACAAGACCAATTGAAGTGTGGCATTGTCAATACGAGAGAAGTTGCATGTGCCGCTGGGTTGGTGTTCCTCAGGTCTCAAAGCAAAAGAGTAGACGTTGATACCTTCATCAGGGTTGCGAGTGTGCGCTTGGTAAGGTTGGACCCAAGAGAAGTAAGATCCTTCACGCTCAGAGAAGCGGTCTTGGCCGTTAAGTTGGAGCTTAGCGGTGACGACGGGGTTTTGACCCCAACAATGCATATCCAAAGAGGTTTCAGAAAGAACGAAAGTGCCAGCATCAGAGACACCAGAGTTTTCCATGGTAGAAGAAGGAGTAAGGTTATTCATTTGAGAGAAACCGGGTTGAGTCATAGGCTCGCTAGGTCCGTGCCAGTAACCAGTGAAACTTCCACCAGGGAAGTTATAGTCAAGAGCACCGGCATCTTGGAAAAGACCTTCTGCGGTAATGTAAGCACTAGAATCTTGAGCAATAGCAGCGGGACCACCGAAAGCATGGATGGCGTTGGGAAGAGCATCAATGGCATCAGTGTAGTTGAAGGGTTGAGCACCAAGAACCTTGAAAAGAAGAGCATCGCAAGTCAAAGCAGAGCAGTAGTCTACGTTTTGATCGGATTGGACAACCCAGATGAGTTCCTTAACGGGGTGGTTAAAGTTCAACTTGATCTTGTTGCTGGAAGAACCAACAGACTCATCACCGGTGAATTGGAGTTGAGTAATCAAGTATTCATGGGGGTTTTGGGCCATTCTGCGGCGCTCATCAGTGTCCAAGAAGACGTAGTCAACGTACAAAGAGGCGGCGACCAAAGATTGGTTGTATGCGATGGTGGCAGGGACGGGGCGACCACTGTTGTATTGACCAGCAGTGCCTGCGTAAGGTTTTTGGTTACAGTTCAACGTGGTAACAGCCCACAAGCACTCATCAATAGGGCGGATATCAAGGTTAATCTTGACTTCGTGGTATTGAAGAGCAATCAAAGGCAAAGCAAGACCGGGGTTTGTACAGAACCAGAATTGAAGAGGAACGTACAATGTGGTCTCGGGAAGAGCGTTACGGGGAGCGCAAACTTGACGAGGAGCAGAAGAGTCACAAGGGCCCTCAACCTCAGCGAAAGAAGGATCAGTGATGAATGTAAGTTGGGTAGTGTTACCAATCATCTTGAAATATCCTCGTTGTTGTTCAGAGGTCATTGTGAGTTGGTTCCAGATGTGCATCCAGTCACCATATTGACGGTCGATACGTTGACCACCAATCTCGACTTCGACTTGGGCGATAAGTTGCTCACCGGGGAAATCCA